CGCTCCAGTTTTTGACTATGCCTTTAAGAGACTTCTTTTCTCCGTTAAGAGGAAAATATATCAAACCGTTCTCGTCTTTAGTTACCTGTCTCCAATCTGGTACCCAACCATATGCTTCCAACAGAGCATCTTTGATAGCATATCTAACATCACTGGAATCTAAATTCATGAGTTCATTTCTTTTATTTTCTTTGAACTCAGTAGTTAACAAAACTTCCGCAGCAAACTGTATCCTATGCTCTTCACCATCCTCGTCTATAACTTCTGGTGCAGATCTCATAATAGAAGCATTTTTTTCTACAGGAACCCAATAGAAATCACTAAACTTATCGCCATTCGGATATCGAACATCAGCAGCAACATTTCTTTTTATCCTATCGACTGCGTGTTCATATTCCGGAATATCTTCCGGAGCATTTTGATAAAAAGTTTTCAAATTACTATCGTATCGGTTATGCGCTCCCTTTTCATATTGAGCATGGTGTTTAATATTATAAGAATCTTTTTGATACATTACAGAATGTATTCTATATGGAAATTTAGAATCTGAATTTCCAAGATAATCATTTAGAATCTGACATAATAACATGGGACGATGTTGTCTTCCTCTCATACTAGGATGAATCGCGTATACACCCATTCGAGCAACCCATTTGTTCAAAACATATGGCGGTGCTCCCCATCTTTGACATTGTTCGAGATCGAAGAATGAGAATCTCAACGAATACCAACCGATGTCCTCGCCAGTGAATGCATCAGAGAATATCATTCCTACAGTCATTCCGGGATGACTATTCCTATAATTCTCCATTGCAATAACAGAAGTTCTTTCGAAGTGTTTATTTTTTAGATTAGTAAAATCTACTTCATTTTCTTGAGTGAAGTTAGTTTCTAAATAGGTCCAGATAAACTCTTCGGTTTGCCTAACTACACTAGTGGAACTGATACGAGTAGTATCCGGTTTTACTGTATCCGTGTCCATGCAATCTTGCATCCAATCGATATCAGCATCTGCTGCGAATCTCCACTTGTATAAAGAACCAAGATTATATCTAGGTGCTGCCATTTGTTTTCTCCACTAGAGTTTTTAATAAAGATTTTATTTCTGACATCTCATTTTCTAACATGTCAACTTTTTTATATAGTTCGTTTTCAGACTTTTTCTTTTCCCTTGCAAGTGCCAGTCTTTTTCTAGCAAGGTCAAAAGCGGTTTGATCTGTATTGATGATCGCCCCGCTTCTTTTATCTCGATATAGATTTTCATGACCCTCGACGGGTTGAAGATTGTTCCAATCCATTATTGCAAGAAGGTCCTTGACATTATCTTTGATATAGAAGGTGTCTTTGCCATGCTAGTAGATCGCATCACTGCTTTTATTTGCGAAGTATTGAAAGCAGGCAGATCCGTAGCAGAGAATTTAATAGTGCTCATTTCTGCTGGATCGTCACTTTTCACTATTGGATTGACTGGGTTTAATTCAGTCCAAGACTTGTCCAGTATATTCTCACCCGCCATTACTGCACGGAAATAGAAATCAAGATTAGCAACGTTAGGAACATTTGCATCTATAGTTGTTTCTAGTACAGTAGATGGTTCAACTGTTTCCATTGGCGTTGTAATATGCTGTGAAGGCGAAGATGAACCATAAGGCACTGACTCCACTATCGGATTGATATAAGAACCATCATCAATACAATGCTGAACCAAAGTCATAGATGCTCGTTGCAAATCTATGATAGGAGCAACAAAGTCGTTTGATGATTTAAGATCAATTTTAACATCGATAGAAAATCCGCCCAAACCATTGATAGTTTTTGTACCGTCAGTCTCTACGCTTCTTTGAGCAACAACTCTAGGTGCTTCAAAGACCACGTTTTGATCGGGAACAATTCTCTTGTACTTAGTTTCTTTGATAAACTTAGTCTCAGAACCACCCAACGATTTACCAGAAGTAAACCTAGCACTCACATCGATAGAAGTTTTATTAGGTACTACCGATTCAATTTGTGGGTTTGCCGTAACGAACTGAATATTTCTAGTACTGAGAACTGCTGTTCCCCCAATTCTGGCATCAACTCCCGGATCCGCAACCGTGATGGTAAACCCATGTGCATCGACTGCGAGAACAGTATGTGTTTTATTAAACGCAGTTTCTGTCAAGTTTCCATAACTTCCTACAGGAACACCAGATATAGTAACATCTTCACCTACATCTAAACCGTGACATCCTAGTTTGACATATGCACTAGTAGAACCGTCTTCTAATTGTATCGGGTTTGCGTCTAACAGTTTCGAAGGTACGACAGCATTTCTCAATACCAAACTTGCGTTAGTCTCAAAAACTGCTCGATACAAATTGAAGGCAAGGTCTAGATCTTTTGATGTTCCTGCTCTACCTGAGTGAGGTAAGAACAATCTACCATTAGATGCCTGAGTAGAAACTCTAACACCCGTCGATCCAGCAAGATAGTCACCGCTTCTTGAGATCCAAACTTTATAGTCGGGAGACTGTGACTTCACAACCAAGGCATATTCTCTTCCGGGATCCAAGTAACAAGGTTCATCGAAAGTAAATGTTGTCGGTAAAATAGTACTGAAGTCTGTGTTATCCTGAACACTAGAAGGTTCTAATGTTACTGTGGTACCCGGAACTTTCAGATTTCCCGGTTTGCCGTTCACCATATTTCTAATTTCAACCGTGACAGGAAGGTCAGATGCCTTAGTTTCGAAGAAAAGTTCAACCTTAGTGAGAACCACACCGAACTGATTATCTACAGTGAAACTTTGAGCAAACGGGAATGATATGTCTAAATCTGGCAAGATAGATGTTCCTGCCTGACTGTTCTGGTCAACGCTAACATAGTCCAGAAGAACCTGTGACATAGCACCACCCAAACTTCCCACATTAACATTGATCGGAGCATCTCCACCCCAACCACCAGAAATATGTGGTTCGATCAAATCGACATCTGGAGCAGCAACCTGATCCAAATAATTTTTCAGTTCCTTGACATTATATGCTCGTCTGATTCTACTTTCGTTGTTTCTGTATCTGATGGGTTGCCTAGTAGTGGTCATACCATCTTTTCTTGTAGAGATCATACCAGACACATCATAAATTGCGGTAGCATAACTACCTGCCTGATTATGATCTGGAACATTAACGTCCATGAGTTTAAATTCTTTCTTACCCGCCTTGAATCTCAACCCTTGTGGTATTGCTAATGTTGGAAGACCAACGGATGAAATACTGAGACTAGGTTTAACGTTAGGAATAAAGAAAGACCCTTCTAGTTTACCGAAAGAATCACTGACTAAAGCAGCAGACCCATCCGGATGTCCTGAAGTGTATTGTTCCCCTTGGTTTCCTAAATCGTCATCTCTTCCAGACCAACGAGCAAACGATTCGTCATTACACCAAGCACTTACATTAACTCCATCAAAGAAAGGAATGAAGGTAGTGTTTGGTTTCAGACCAGTTGCTCTAAAACGAATTTTTCTAGAACGCACCCATGGTACAACTGCAAGGTCAACTGCTCGCCCAGTATTATTGATAGTTCTAACCGTATCGCTACTAACAACCCTGTTGATATGCGAACCGGTACCACCTAATCTTCTGCGTCTGCGCTGACTGGTTGCTTTCTTTCGCTTGTTTAGTCCTTTACGACCAAACCCAACTCTTTCGGCATAATATTGCTCATCGACTTCTTCGTCTTCAATTGCGCGTCCACCCCAGTTCCACTGCCATGAGTTATAGAGCAATGCTTCTTTAGTGTCGAGTCTATTAGCACCACCAATAGCGCGAGTACCTCTTTGATCAGACTTCCATTCGTCTGATGAAGGTGACAGTTCCATATCCCCTATGTAATCAATCTTAGCATTAGGGTTGAGCGAAACAGATTCTGTTGCTAAAGGTTGAGCAATCCATGCACTGTCAACATGATCGATATAAGCATTGTCTCCTTTAATTAGAATGTTACGAGACTCCCAATCTGCTGTTCCAACGGGACGATAAACAAGTCTTAAATTGTTACCTTCATAACAAGGTCTCAAGAGTTTGTTTTCTGGATCAAGTGCTGCACAATAATCATCATGTTCTGTGAAGGCACTGCTCTGATCCGTGAATTCGTCAATTTGTATTCCCGTTTCAGGAATAGGAACACCCGAGACTGAGTCTAACCTTTGATCTAACTTTGCTTCTAGTTCAGCAAAAGTCAACGAGTAGTTTTCTTCAAGAGCATCTAATTTTCTTTCTAACTTTGCAATGTCTGCCATCGTATAACGCTTATGTTCTATAAACGTTGTGTTGATATCATCCGGACTAAGCGTATTCGGATTCATCACGATCTTGTACAGTTCTAATGCATTGTCGGGAGTCTTCTTAAAGAGAGGTTCCCTTGCTTGTTGACCCATGAGAATTTCAAATTCACCTTCTTCTGTGGCAATCAACTTATCAGCACGAGAGAGATAGTAACTTGCATTTACTCGAATTGGTTGTGTCACTACAGGGTTTGCTGATTGAATATAACTACCAACCCTCTTCCCTCTAAAATCGACATAGTCTCTCAGACTAATTATTGTACCATTGGTCAACTTATGGTCTGGAATTTCTGTGTAGTCTATGTTAGTATAAGATTGTACATCGAAATAAAGACCTGAGTTAGAAGCAATTGGCCATACATCATCACTCCATTTAAAGTACCTGAATGTTACGGTAATATTTCCTGAAGTAACTGCTGCTCCGCTTGCTTTAATTATTTTTGCTTGTTCGTAGTGAGTGTCTCTCTGCCCATTATCAAGATAGAAATATGCTGTAATGTCAAGACCAGAAGTTGCATCTACTACAGAAACAATATCGTAGGCATCATAAACTATTGCGCCACCGTCTCCAGCAGCAGTTAGGTTAAGTTCGCCTGAAGATAATGCACCGGTACAGGTGTCTTGTAATCTTTCTTTTGTTCTTCTTGAAACATTGTCTCGGTTTACATTAGCAACAACGGTGAACGGAGAAGATCCTGTAGTGCCACCTAAAGTAAATGAGGTTCCGTTATCCGTGATAGTAGCAGCTTGTTGAATCGTGCCGTTCGCATCAACAACCAACCAGTCAGACTCATCTACAAAGTTTTCATCTGCTGTCAAACCACCGGCAGTAGGCGATCCAGAAGAAACGCTAGTATAACTCTTCTGATAAGTATATGAGTAACCAGTTAGAACAGATGGTCTAGAAGTAGGCAAGGGAAATAAAGAAGTTTGTTTAGTTCCCTCGTACAATCTTCCCGTAATAATTTCAAAAGATGTTGCGAAACTGTCACCTATTCGTGCAACCTGATCGAAAGACTGATTTGATCCTGTATCAATGATAATGTTGTCAAGATAAACTCTAAACTCCGCAGAATTCTTTTTACTAATTGTCTTAACATGAGCAGTGCCTTGAGTGACTCCGCCGCTGGTGTATAAATTTACTTCTCGTTCTCCGTTTCCATCTGCCCAAATATCGAAATCTAAATCGCCGGTAGCAATTACAAAAGAACCATAATCAGGAGCAACGAAATCTGGATTGATAGTTTCGGTTTGTTGCGGTCTCTTGATTTTTAATTTTTTAGGATAGTCGTTCTCTACGCGATAACCACGAACGTAAGCAAGTCCCGGTCCTATAACAGCAAAAATATCCGAGTCTGTGCTATCGTCATCTTCAAAGGTTAATTGGAAAGGTTCTGCTAGATAATTTCCTGATTCTTCATATGTTCTTCTTGCTAACATATCATTAATTGTGTTATAATTATCTAACTCATCGACTTGTTCAACGATCTGCGAGTTAACAATTCTACACAAGAATACAAAAGATTCACTAGAAGTTATGTTTGCCTTATCTGACAGAACGAGTCTAATTCTCCAACGATCAGCACCGGGAGCAGCAACATTAGGAGTGTCGCCCGTGTTATCGTACAATGCAGTTGTGTCATTTACTGTTACCACATCTTGTACGATCTCGAAACCAACGGTACCGGTATAATTTCTGCTCGTAGGTGCTAGAATTAGTGACTGCTTAGGAGCATGTACAAATCTTCCTGTAGCAAAGAAATCACCTGAGTCAACTGTCAACCTAACACCAGCACCGACATCAGCACCAATGTTTGGTCCTACCACATAGGCACCCGAGTTTAAACTTTCGTTCTCAACAAACTGAATTTCGGTAGCACCCGCAGCAGCACTGCCACTTCCGGTGTAACGAATGTACAAACGAGATTCACCACTACCAAGAATAACATTTTCGATTACACGAGCAGTCACACCGTTAGTAGCACCAGTCAAAAGAGTTCCCGGTGTAATAGCAGTGACATCTTGTCCTGAAGTTAAAGCACGAACGTATCGATAATTATTATCAATTTCCATCAACCCTTTAGAAACAGCAGCACCTTCTTTGAAAATGTTTTTTCCAAAGCGTGTGATCTCTTCTTGTATGATAGTCTGTAACTGGGTTAATTCTCTTGCCTGTAATGAGCGTCCACTGTTAAACAGAATCTTATGATATCCGTCTGAATCATTCCAGTCATCATTATAGACAGTTGATAATGTGGTTGAGTTGAAAGTGTTGGGCATGAGATTTCCTAGAATGTTATAATTATCTTAATGTCTTCTGTTTGGTTAGGATCACGAACAATCGGGGTAATGTTATTTATGTATAACACTTCACCCGAATAAACATCGATATCAGGATTTTGAATGAAAGTGGGGTTGTTGACAATGGTAAGGTTTACTGATCCATTACCTATAGATTCGTTCTGTTGAAACGAACCAAAACCCGTTTCTTTTGTTTGATGAAAATATACGAGACCGTTGATGTCATCGTGGTAATCAACAACACCTTTTGCAGAACTTAAGTTGCCTTCTATAATACTGTCAGTTGCCATTTGAGTTCCGCCAGACCCTACTATCAAAGCACGGTTGCCTTTACTAGTAAACCCATCAAACTGTGTTGATGCTCCGTAATCTAAAGGATCCTTGATCAACAAAACTTGTCTGAAATCATTTGCTTGTGGTCCACTTCCAATTTCTGTTATCAAAGTATCATTTTCATCATTTTCGAAATCAGTGGTCACGATAATATTTCGTGCCTTCAAAGTCTTGATTGGGTCTGCTTCAATACCGCCCCTTGGTCCCAAGATAGGTCTTATTGTTGCGTTTTCTGTTGGAATCAATGAGTCATCAATCGCAATAGAAGCAAAATCATAGTCTTGCCCTAAATCCCTCACCTCAACGGTTCTGATAGCAGAGTTGATGACATTGAGAATAGGTTGCAACGTGATGCCAGTGCCGTTACCTAAAACCGTAGCAGTTGGTGAAGACGAATACCCTGCGCCTCCATCTTCAACTTTAACACTTAAGATTTGACCATCCTGTGAGATCTGTTGAATTTGATATTGCTGAGTTTCTACATCTTCGTCTTGAGGGTCGCTGGCAAAGGTATTGACTGGCATGTAGTCTAGGGTTAGAAAACGATTTATAGCAACCTGGCTTAATGTGAACAAATATCTCCACGTATATCCCGGTGAACCATCGGTATCGCTTGTTACTAAAATATTTTCGCCTGCTGCCACTGGATCTGAAAACGAACCACCTAAACCAGCAAGTATCAACGCAACGGTAGGTTCAACCGTGCTAGGAATAACTACACCGTTATTATCAACACCTTGCTGAGTACAAAGAAAAACTTCGTAGTTTGAATTCATTACATAAGGTATTGCGGTTTGGTCCGAATCGTCGTAAGCTTCGTAAATAGTTCCCGAAACCCAGTCTTGACGAGTAACAGCAGCAGAAACACCCGTGACAATTTTGACGTGTTGTAATTTGCCACGTGCTTCTCTAGCATACTCAAAAGTGGTAAGCGGAGTCTCTGGCGTGTCCCCAGTTCCCCATGTCTGAGATCTACCCAAACCAATATAAAGATTTCCAACAAATGCTGTCTTTGTATCTTCAATAAGTTGGGATACGAATTCTGTTGTTACTATTGCCGACATTTTAAACCCTGTGTTTTAATTATTTATAGCGTTGTTGTTTCAATAGCGGTTACTGTAATGGCGCTAGTATCTTTGCCCAGTTTATTTTCTCTGATGGTAGATACAAACCCTTGGTTTCCGGGAATGACAGAAACTTTAATTTCGTTAGAAAGAACTGCGGATGGTTCAAATCCTGTTATAGTAACCGTTCCGGTACCTGCATCATAATTACCCGCATTGTCTATAACGGCACGTCCACTGGTTACTGCTACAACCTGAATTATGTTCGTCCCGAGTTTATTTTTCAAAGTACAAGTTTGCCCACTGAGGATAAACTCTGTTGATGAAACTACAAACTCATCGTCTTTGGGGGTACTTAAAGTTGCAGGAAAATTAAGTTGATATGTTTTAGGAACACTTAGTGTTGGATTAACAATTCTCTGCTGCATCTTGATAGATGCCTGACTTGACAGAACACCGGGATCCGATGCATCAATTAGAGTAAGCATGTTAGATCTTCTAAACGTTTCACTAAACTCATCAGTCACAGTATCTAAGTAATCGTCAATAACATTCTTGACAACTGCTTCGATGTCTGGCACAGTGGACGATGCAGATAAAGTCTGGTTAAACTGGAAAGTAGCATTTACTTCAATATATGTTGTAATAGGATCTACAAACTCCACATCGAAAGAAACCACGGAAAGGTTTTTTACCAGATCCCGGATTGCGGTTTTAAGAATTTCGCTGGGAGAAGGCGTGATCGATATATACACAGAACCGAACTTTGCAGGTATGTTATCTTCTCCACCCCATGACAAGATATCTGTGATGTCGCTAGAAAAGTTCCTCCTGATAAGAGCAGAGTAATCTTCTGCAGTTACCATTCTATTCTGGGTTGCATATAAGAAAGGTGCTGCCTTTCTAATCGACTCAATACTCTCTTTATCAGAACCACCAGCAGAAGAGGATATTGTAATCGGGGTCAAAGAAATCGTACTAGGAGTACCGAAACTAGGAATAGAAGCAGTCGTAGTGAAAGTTCTTGCTCCGTTTGCCGCGACACCAGCAGTAGAATTATATGTGACAACTATTTTGTCGCCTGCTGCAGGCACCCTTCCCAGACTTGCTCCATTACCAAACGCAAGTTCGTAGTATCCGTTGGGAGTTTCTTTGATAATGAAAATTTTAGAGTTTTGGTTGAGTTCTGAAACTGTTGAGACATTGAAAAACTGTTCTGATGCTGCACCGACTTCAACTTTGACTGTGTTGATGTCCATGTCTTCGTTAGGAATGATATAAGTGTCTGTCTCACTAAAAGGACCCGCGATAAAGGTTTTGGTTTTTTCTGTACCTTCTCGGATCTCTACGTTCTCCCAAGTATAATTGTAGGGGTCAGAACCCTCTTTATTAGTAACATATTCTTTGGTTGTTTCGAAAGTATATGTTGTGTCTTCAACCACGGTAGTAAATTTAGTACCAATCGGTAACGACAATCTGTTCTGTGTTGTAGCAGATCCGCTTGCAGTAACATTGATAATTGCTTTTGATGAAATTTTAGAATTGGGGATATAACCGATTGCGGTTGCTAGTCCTACGATTGACGATCTAAGTTGAGCAGTACTTAGGAAAGATTCGTTCAAGGCAAAGTTGGCAGTAAGACCATTATAGTGCGTGTTGTAAGCAAGAACGTCAAGTAGATTAGACAGTCCTGCACCTTCAAAGTTGTAGTCTTCAAATTCAGGTTTTTGCTCTAACCAATTCTTTAGATTGTTTCTTATAGAGTTAAAATCTAAACTTGTGCTTGTAATAGTTGTTGCCATTTATCTTAACCTCGAAACTGTAGTTTCTAATGATACCGTTTCATCGATGCTTAAAATTTTAAATTCTATTCTCACACGCACCGTGTTTTGATCTACCGTAAAATTAACGTCTAAGTTTTGAATATCTGCTCTTGGTTCAAAACGACTGATCGAACCTATAATCTGCTCTCTTAAATCGTCCTCAGAATCATCGTCTGCCAATTCAAACAAAAGACCTCTAATATCAGCACCAAAGTCTGGTTTAAAAGGTTTCTCAAACCTATTTGTCTGCAAAATATTTTTTACAGACTGCTTCACTGCTGCGGCATCTTTCTTTTTAAAAATATCTCCAGTAGAAGTATTAACCGCAAAAGATAAATCAATATCTGAGTATACCCGAGATCTGCTCGTAGTTAAAGCAGAGTTCTGTAGGTCTTTATCTTCTGTAGAAAGTATTTTAGCCATGTCTTTATTTATACTAGAATCTCAACCAATTCATTTTGAGATTGTAGTTTTGTGTTAAATGTGGTTTCGACCTTTCTAGCAAAACTCACATCAAAAGAAGTCGGTACATTTGGCATGGACACTACGATTTGACAGTTGGTCTCCCCACTAGGATCAAAGGTGTCGTAATCTAACACAATTTTATCGTAATCGCAATAGTCTTTCCAAAAAACTGCAAGTTCAAACGACTTAGCAAAATCTATTTTTCCGTTAGCACCGTATAATTCATATGCAACTGCTCTTCCCGTTTGTTTCAGATCGCTGATAGATCCGGAGGACACGGTCTCTGCTCCTGCAGGTACATATATTCCCTCTGCAATAACTAAACGGTTTCTTGAAAAATCAGAGTTTGCAAGGGTCTTCTTAATCAGTTCTGCGTGGAGATAAAGATTTCTCGCAATTTGGAATCTGTCCTGAGTAACTCTCTCAAACTGAGTTCTGTTACCTTTTGCTCCCAAAAACTTGACAATTGGAATTCCTTGTGCTAACTTAGTCTTCCCAGTGATTTCCGATTGAAAGTTTGGGTTGTAGACCGGATCTGGTAAAAATATCATACTAAAAACCTTTTGCTTTTAACATCAGAAACGTTATTGCCCAGACCCTTGAGTCCAAATTTCTTCTGAGGAGAAGTGTTAGATGTTCTGCCTATCTTTCCTTTAGTCGCAAGGGCAAACTCAGAAGAGAGCAACCCGGCAGCAACTAACTTACCTGTGAAATTACTGTTCTTAAAGTTAGAAGGGTTCTTTAACTTAGAACGGATTTCATCTATAGTAGGGTCTCTATCGAACAAGTCCTCATAGTCATCCGTTTTAAGAATCTTAGAGACCAAAGAATCGGGGTCAGTTGGTTCTGTATCAACGACTACACCGCGAATGGCAAAATTACTTATCGACAAATGCGGAGCAATGAGTTCCGTTGTTGGTTCTGGTGCATCGGGTGGAGTTTCGACAAATGGGAAAATAGTTTTATACTTTTTGGGTTCTTTCGCCTCATCAGTTCCCTTGAGATCATTCGTCTCTCCGGGTCTAAAACCTGCAGTTTTGGCATACCTAGCATAATCAGCATATCCTGCGTGATTAGCAAAGTCAGAAGTGATTGCTTCTGCTGCCTTTCCTACGAGAGTTCCGTAGAAGGTCGTACCGCCGTTACCAGCACCTTCAGGGGGTCCTGAATACACTTTTCCATAGTGATCGACTAATGTGCCACCGATGGTCCCTTTCGTTCCCAGAACGGACACAGTGATGCCTGTGATGTTAGTAGTCTCTGATGATGCTGCCCATGCGGTTTCTGCCGTAGTGGTAAGAGTTCCTCCGGAGGTCAATTCGACATCTCCCTGAACCCAGTTGTTCTGATCCCCCTTGACAAACACATAATTATCGTTTAATAATGTTTGTGTGTGAGTTCCAACCACGCGAGTGCTTTGTGATCCCTTGATGGTAGAGTTGTGACTCCTATCAAAGGTTCCTGTGTAAACACCGTGTATTGCTTCGTCTTTGTTACCAGCAACATCGACATTAAAGTTACCGTCTACTGTGAGATTATAATCTCCAGTGACTCGTACATTCAGGTTTCCTTTATATACAAGGTTGCCTTCACCTTCTACAATTACAGTTTGATCTCCACCAGTGACTTCTACTTTCTTGTTGACAGAAGAGAAAAGAACTGATCCGTCTGCTCGTAATTCCAAACCAGAACCAGAGCGGTGCTTCATGATTATACGCTCACCACCGGGGGTATCATCTATTTCCCAAGAGTGTCCAGAAGGGGTTTGTTGAACCTGATTGAAAGGATACTGCGAGGGTTTTTGATCAGGAAATTCTATGGAAACATTTTTATCACCACCAGAAGAATACAACTGAGTAGAGGTCTCGCCCTTTGCGGATTTATTTGTAGATGTTCCAAAAAAATATTCTTGAGACGGATACTCACCGGTAGCATCCGCGAATCCAGTTTGTGGAACCCCGATGGTCTCTTCTTTACCTTCGCCTAGTACCTGTATTCGTTTTGTTATATTGTCTTTAGTAGTTGTCATTCTGGTATCCTAGTAGAAACTAACTCAGAAGGGGTAAAGGGTCCTCTTGCAGAAGGGTCTTCAAACAACGACTTCTTATTGAAAATATCTTCTACATAATCCCTAACATCAAATCCGGGGTCTTCTTCCAACGGGTCAATATCGTTATGTCCTAAAATTTGTCCACCCGGATATCTTTCATAAAATGCTTTACAAAACTCATTAAATGTGTTCATCTGCGATAATGTAAGAGAAGACACACTCCTGAAGTTACCGGGGAATGCAGTTCCCGATGGCGCATTAATACCACCAACAAAAACAAGTCCTATGCTGTATTCGTCATGACCATTAATTAAAGCATGATCTCCCTGCTTATTAACAGGTCTTCCTCTTTGCAATGACCCGTCCCTTCGAATCACATAGTGATAACCTATACTTTCAGATCCAAGTTCTTTTTGAGTAGTATTGATTTCTTCGGATCCTATGTTCTTGTTACTATAGGTATCTGTCCAATGAACGACCACTTCTGTTATGTCGCGTGATATGTTGTTCATCTCTGCCTGCAATTCCTCTACGCTTGACACATAACTAAACTTCGCAGAAGCAAGGGATTCGTCTTCTGTTGACGAAAGACGGAAAGGATCATTAAATGCTGATTCTTCATTAGCAACTAAAATAGTTCCTGCTATCGTTGTGTTCAAATCATCTAAAGAATTTTTAATTTCTTCTGGATTTTTGCCACCAGAACGTGATATAATATCGATTGCTCTTGATCTTTCTGCAGGAGTCCCCTGATATAAAGCAACAACATCGTCTCTGTCTGTAGAGGTCAGTTTGGGGGCAAGTTTAGCAACCAGTTTATCTGCTTCTTTGTCTGACTGTTTCTGTCCAAAACCTTGCAACACACCCGTCTTAGAATCGCTCAGAAATACACCCACCGTTCTATCATACGACTCTAATCCACCTTTAAGAGCATTCAGGTCAGAAGTCAGTCCCTTTGCAGCAGCATCGATAACCGTTCTTCCGTCCTTTCCAGTCTGCTGGGCAAAGTCATCGATTAGTTTGT